AATTTTGTAATTAAAGTATTTGACATATTATACTGCCCTTAATAAATAACCTGAAAATACACCAGCACCACCTGATGTGAATCTATGTCCTGTTGATGCCCCAGAGTTTTGATAAAAATATCCTCCAGTAAAATCTGTTGAACCATTAAAATACATAATAGTAGTTTGACTCCAAGCTGGGTCTGCAAACTTTGAAGCATTAACATTACTTGAACCATGATGTGGGATTCTATTTCCAACGATAACGTCTGCATTAGCAGTGCTACCATTTTTTAAAAAACCTGACATAAAAAGCCAGTCGTTACTCTCATTTTCTCTTGATACCTGCCCATTAAAAGTTAAAACATAATATCCAGCTTGTTGGGGTGTAAACTTATAAGTTGTATGGTCATACCACCCCTCTGTGTCAATTATTTCTGTGTCATATTGTATTATTGTCCAAGTTCCTGTCGCAATATAATTAGTGCTATGGTCAGCAGTATACTTTGCACTAAACATTGGTGTTGATTTGTTTGTTGATATTTCTCCAGCACTATCAGGTAAATCTAATGTTCTATCAGTATTTGTATTAGGTGCTGATATTGTTAATGTTCCTGAACCTGATGCGTTTGGTTGTAGTTTAATTTTTGACATAATTAAGTCCCTTTTGGATATTTGTCCTTTATAGCTTTGATTGTTTTTTTCCAACCGTCAATACCATTATGATAAATATCATCTAATTGTTCTTGCAAAGGGGGGTACTCCATTTCCCTACTAACTTTATAAGCTTCAGGGTCTACCCAAGAATTAATAGCCTCCATATCTACTTCTACTTTATTTCCATTAGCATCATAACAACCATTATCATTACATGATTTTACATTTGAGTATAATGCATAAGCTGCTTTATGGTTAAAACTCATGCTCCTATCTCCCACAATGTAATAGTGCTAATTCCTCTTTTACCAACATTATTGTTTTGGTCATTCGGGCTTCTATTAAAAAAACAAGCAACAGTATTATCATTTTTAAGATACAGTTGATATGTAGTAGCACTTGTTGTTGCTGGGGAATCTAAAAGAATATATGACGCTTGATTGGCTTGGTTTGCATCACCATTATAACCTAACCCCATACCCACCTGTTGTTTTGAACCATCTGCATCACCAACACCTATTATAGTTGACCCCCTTTTAAAGTAACCACCATAAGTTGTAATGTGATTTGAAAACATGCAACAGAACATTAATAAAACTTTGTTAGAGGAACTCGTTGGTGTAATTGACGCAGCAACACCTGTAACTATAACCTCTGCTGTATTAGATGTCGCAGAGTATGTACCTGTTAACACAGTTTGAGTTACTTGTTTAATTTTTCCACCAAGAGTATCTTCAGTAAAGGTTGTACTGCCAACGGTTATATTTGTTCCTGTAATAGTGACTGCCATTTAATCTCCTAAACTATTGTCCACACAGACCCACTGTTTATCGTAACGCTTACGCCACTATTTACACTGATAGGCCCTGCACTAAGTGCATTATAATTTGTGGGGATTGTATAATTTGCCGATACAGTTGTGGCGTTAGCTATTATCCCATTTGATGCTTCTGTCTCTGTTGCTCTTAAAAAACCTGTGCTAATTGTTACATCACCATTTGCATCTAAATTTACGGATTTACCTGCGGGGTAACTACAAAATACATCTTTTGTACCTGCTGAAAAGTCTGTGGCTGAACCAGAATTTGATGATGCTAAAACTGTTGTTCTAGCTAAAGTAGTACCTGATAAAGTATATGTTCCAAGACCTACTTCCCACTCATCTGCTGTTTGATGAGCTATGACATAATAAGTTGTATTACTATTTCCTATTTCAGAAAACGCATCAAACCCTGTAACAGCTCCTGCTAGAGTAACTGTTCCTGTACCAGTAGTGGTCGTAGTTTCCTTTACACGGTCTTTTAAAACAAGAGCCATTTATGCTAACCTTAAAATTGCGTTTGATGCATCAGCGGCTGGAAAAATAATTGTAAAGTCTCCTGCGGTAGAAGTCTTATCTCCACCAAAATCTAATACAACTATAGCAGGGTTAGTGTATGTATGCGTTGGTGTTGTATTGTAAATTAACGCACCTCTTGCTGTAATTGTAGCTGTAGAAAAAGTCTCATCAGCAAAATCAATAAACGCTGTAGTACCTGATGATGTTGGTGCAACTTTAGTTAATTCTTGACCCCCTGCACTATAACCTGTACCTGATGCTTCGTTACTTGTAGTATAAGCTGTAGTTGATGCATCGAGAGACGCAGAATTTGTATAAAGCGCTATTTTAATTGTGTCACCACCAGAGCGAAAATCATGCGCTCCTTCTAGTAACTGTTTTTTAAATGATGTAGCAACTGCTTGTGTGATAGCCATAAAAACTCCTATATCTTTGTAATGATGTCCGCTGCATTTGTTAGCCCAGCGTCTTTCAGTTTATTAAATAATGTTGTACGGTCACTTTTAATGGCTTGTTTCATATACAACACTAATATCTTTCGTAAATCTTCTTTAAATGCTCTAGCTTGTTCTTTGAGTGCAGGGTGAGCTGTATCTGCTACATGTAAAATTTTATCTAGTGCTAGATCAGCAATTTCTTCAGGAGTCATACCACGACCCTGTGTTGTCATAACTTTTGCTTCTCCAATTAATGTATCAAGTAAAGCGCTCTGCATTATTTAACCTCATATCTAACTTGTCCAGAACGATAAGCATCACGCCTATCTTTTCCATCACCAAGCATTTTAAGTTGAACCATATTCTCCTGATATTGTTTTTGGTAATTAACCATCAAATCAGGGTCTCCTTTTAAATACGTATACGCTTGAACTAAACACGCATACAATAAAGCCTGTTCATAATTATCCCCTAACCATGTAGTTGAAGCAGTTACAATAGATGTTGGGTAATAGTAATAATGTAATTCTACATTGTAAGCACTATCAGGCGTTGGGCCTAATATAAAAGTATCATCATCAAAGAGTGCATAGTATTTAGGTTGTGCTTGAGTTGTAGCGCCTGCATATGCTTCTCGTATAAAGTTAACGTCTTTATTTAATAAAAAATGTTGATCTCCACTTCCATCAATAATTGCCATGGAGTAGGAAGCTAAAAAATCTGTAGGGGTTTGCACATACTTATTTCCTGATGTTGCATTACCTGTTACATTCTTTCTTAAATAAGGAAGTTGTACTTCATTATAAATTTTCTTTTCTGCTTGTTGTATAAATTCATTAATATGACTGACAAAAGACGTTTCAGTGCTTTCTGTATAATCTTTAATTGCTTGTACGAGTTGAGTATAATTCATCTATAATATCCACCAAATAGTGATCCTAGTCCATAGTTCCCATAGCTACCATAATTACTAAACGAAGGCGTGCCATAACCAAAAGCGCCTAATCCACTCATGTAAGGATTAAACTGTTGCATCTGCATCATATACTGAAACGGATTAAATTGTTGAGCTGAAAATTGCATCGAAGGTTGCATCTGTGTTTGCGGTGCAACTTGACTCTGTGGTTGTAATGGTTGTGGATTAGTAAAGTTCGTTTGTGAAGGCACAGTAGTATTGTTCACCGTATTTATTGGTGTTGGTTGCATCTGTGGTTGTGGTGCTAAATCCATTATCCTATCCTTACAGTTACGTTGCCTACAGTCATATTTACTTTTTGTCCTAACACAGGTTTAAATCCAAACAACCCTCTACCTGATGTAGCTCCAGTAGGTCTTGGGTCTCTAAGTGCCTGTGGATCATCTACAGGAAAGCTACCCAAATCATTTTGTGGTTGATCTGGCCCCCAACATTCGGGACACGCTCTAATATTAACTACTTTATTTCTTTTCGTTAATCTTTTTAACTCATCTAAATTATACCTAAAACCACAAATATCGCAAAACCCAAATGCAAGTTTGCCCCTAGCAAATTGAGTCATTAAGCAGTTCTTTTAGAAAACCCTGTCCCTTTAGTTGCAGCGCCCGAACCCTTCATTTTGTTAGTCTGTGTATTAACAACTTTCTCTGGGTACCCTGCAAAGTCTGGAACTGGAGTAGGTTTTGGTTGTTGGTATGTTACTTTATCTTTCATAATAGTCTCCTTATGAGGTAATGTTCGGTGCGAAATTAATCGATGATTTGTCTCTATCTTCATCTGCAGCGAGAGTAAATTGTTCATCATACGCTGCTTTAAGGAACGTAACCCTGTCAAGTCCAACTTCAGGGCGCTTAGTGGCGATATGATAAGCAAGTCCAGCAACAAGA